GGAAGAAAAGAGAGCTCCAATCAGTGATGCCGCCTTTTCCTCGGCCTCGGTCAGGAACTTCGCCGCCTGCGCTGCGTATTCCGGCTTCAATTCGATGCCGAGATATCGGCGGTCCATACGGACGGCCTGAAACCCGGTGGAGCCGATCCCGTTAAACGGGTCCAGAACCAGGTCGCCGGGATTGGAGTAGAGCGTCAGGCAGCGTTCGATCACATCCAATTGAAGGGGGCAGATATGGCGCTCGTCTTCTTCGCCCCTTGCCATCCGACCGTTGAGAACATTGCCTTGCTGAATTGTCATCCAGACGGGGGAGGCAAGCTCCTGCCACTCGGTGACAGACAGATCTTCGGGCGTGTGTGTGACGGGCTCTGGGTTGGGTTCGTCCTTGCGAAAAAACAGCATATAATCGGGCAGGCCCACGCGGCTCATGGCGCTGTCTTTCTTGAGCTGCTTGTAAAGCAGCCCCAGCGCCTTGGTGCGCTGCATTTCAACAACAGGGTCTTTCCAGATCACGGCGCGGGCATGGTAGACAAACCCGGCCTCCTGATGCGCCCGGATCAGATCGCCGCCAAAATCATGAAGGCCGATGAAGCCGTCCTTGCCTTTGCGCGTTGGCAGGTCGGTGCAGTGAACACATGTCATCCGCCCCGGCTTCATCGCTCGATAAAGCGCGTCCGCAAAGTAGCGATAGTGAGCGAAAAACTCGTCATATCCGCCACAGTTGCCCATGTCGCGCTCGCTGTCCGAGTAGACAAACAGATCGGCAAAAGGAGGCGAAAAAACTGCGCAGTCAATTGCGCCATCCGGCAGACCTGCCAGCGTTTCGACACAATCGGCGTTGTAGATTGCCCAGCGGGCGCCCTCGTAATCAGGCCGCATCGGATGTTCCTTTCATGAATGCGGGAAGCGTCACCGTCGGCGCGCGTCCATATTTCTTGCGAAGATCGTAGGTCTGCCCCGCCTCGCCCATGGCGCGGGACATGGCGGCTTTCATGCGGTCGTGATCGGCCGCCTTGCGCTGGACATTTCGCCAGATGCCGGTTTCGGTTTCAGCAATCACGATGTGGGCCACCACCTCGCCCGTCTGACCGAAGCGCCATGACCGCCGCACGGCCTGGTAATAGGCCTCATAGGAGTGCGACAGGCTGGCGAAGACCTGCGTCCGCGCGTGTTGCCAGTTGAGGCCAAATCCCGCGAGGCGCGGCTTGGTCACGATCACGCGCTTGCCGCCGGTGGTGAACGCTTCCAGTGCCGATTCCTTGGCGTCCAGCGTCATGGACCCCTTGACCTCGACTGCATCGGGGATCGCGTCCCTGAGTGCGGCGCTTTCGTCGTCACGCTCACACCAGACGACAACCGGCCCATCGGCCCTGTTGGCGATCTCTGCGGACACCCTGACCCGATCCGAGAGTGTCGCCTGCTTTTCCCGGTGGATATCCGTTGCGGAATTCGACGGGGTGCGGAACAGGCTGTCTCCGGCGTTGTGGATCAGATCCACTCCGACCACATGCAGGTCATGCTGCAGGGGCGGCAGGATGAAGCCCTCGTCCTCACCGCCAAGATCGGACGGCAGGGACGCAGCACGCGCCCAGGATGCGACCCACTTCCAGAAATCAGCAACGGCATGTCCCTTGAGTCGCCAATCCTGCGATGCCGTGGTGGTGTCGTTGATGAACCACCGGCACAGCATCTCCATGCTTGACATCGCACCCAAGAATTCAGCGTGGGTGCCCAATTCCATATGATCATTCGGCGCCGGTGTCGCGGTCGCGGCAAGGCGGTAGGGTGTATTCCTGAACGCCTCCACGAGCTTGCGCTTGGTGCTGCCGGTGAACGCTTTCAGGATGGAGCTTTCATCCAGAACCACGGCCCCGTAGCTCTCCACATCCAGCTTGGCCAGCCGCTCGTAATTGGCGATCTGGACCCGGCAGTCGCTGTCCCCGGCTTCGCGGATCACGTCCGACTCCACACCGAAGGCGGCGCACTCACGCTGCATCTGGCGAGCGACCGCGAGCGGCGTCAGGATCAGGGACGGCCTGCCGGTTTCGACCGCGCACTCGCTTGCGAACACGGCCTCGCATCCGCTCTTGCCAAGGCCGGTATCGAGAAAGAGGGCCGAGCGGCCCTTTTCCAAGGCGAAGGTGGTCGCACGCTCCTGGTGTGTAAAAAGTCGCTCTGGCAGGGCCTTGGGTGTGAAACCGGCGGACGATGCCGCAGCGCCCTTGGATGCGATGAAATCGAGATAGGCTTTGCGATCAAACATCACGCGGCCTCCGATGCGATTTCAAGCTCTTCGACCGCAGCCGCCATGGCCATGAGAAGCGCGCTCAATTCCAGCGTGGCGCTGGACTGGGCCTCGAACACCCGGATGGCCTGCCGGCCGTCATCGCGGGAACACCATGCAAGCGAAACATGGTCCGCCCCCATGTTGACTGCCGACGAAAAATACCGGCCCGAAACCGCCGCTGCGAAACTTGCCTTGGCATTGGCGGGAACATCCGCGACCCCGGCCTCGATCACGCCGCCCTGCGGCTTGTGACCCCGCATCAGGATCGGCCCGCCAACATCGGCCCGCACGACAAGATTGCGGCTTTTGGTGCTGTCCTTCTCGGTGCCGCAGGATGCGACGCCAAGAGCGGATACGAGATCGGAATGCTCCACGCTGGCGATCTCTGACCAATCGTCGAATTGACCGGATACGCGGTGCATGTCCGGGAAGGTGCTGTCGATCACCTTGCCCCAAAGCCGGGTGCCCTTGATGGCGACCTGCCAGCCCCGATCCGTGACCGCGATGCTGATGGTCTCGGTCTTGTCCACAATCGGCAAAATCGCTTCCACCGCCTCGGACGGGATCGTTCCGCCGCCCGCGATGGTTGGAACCTCCGGCAGGCGCGCATGGTGCGCGGCGCCGCCATCGGTGGCCCACATCTCGACATGACCCTCGTGGTCACGCAGGCAGACGCCGGCCATGTTCCACTTCGCCTGATCGGTGGCAGATGCAGCGGCGCAGAAGCGCAGGGCGCGGGTGAAGGTCGGCCCGTCGATCTGCACCGGATCGACCTCCACGGCGGTGTAGTTGGGATAATCCTCGGCAGGCCAGACGCTCAGGGTAATCCGCGCCCGGCTGGCGCTGATCTTCGCCTGATCACCGGAGACCGACACCTTGGTGATCTCGGCCTTGGCAGAGCGAACGAAAGTCGCCAGCGCGCCGAAGGGAAGCACGGCCACGCCCTCGGTCTCCACGTTGGCGGCAACATCGGTTTCAATGCTCTTGTCGCCATCGGCGCCGATGATCGTGACGCGGTTGTCATTGGTCACGATCTTGATGGCCGTGAAGATCGGAATGGGGTGCTTTGCCGGGATGACCCGCCCCGCGGACGCGAGGGCGGATTTCAATTCGGACGTGTCGCAGGAAAAGATCATTCCGCCGCCTCCCGCGCATCGCCCATGCTCACGAGTTTGGGCGCGGTGCCGTCCATCTCGGAAATCTCGGCCAGCTCGCCGGCGTCGAATTCGGCCCAGCGGATTTTGGGCGCGGATGTGGCGCCGCCGATGCCCAGCCGGATATAGCCGGCGCCGTGCTTGGCGTAGATCGCGTCACCGCGCGCATAGAGTGTGGTCTGGCGATAGACGCCGCCGGAATGGATCAGCGCGGACGCGCCGGCGATCTCGGTAAAATAGGTCATTTTCAGAACCTCGCTTGCAGGAATTTCTGGTGGATTGCGCGCGTGCGGCGCACATCGTCGTCGCAGTATTCGGCGATGGTCAGGTGGCGCCCCTCGGCCCAGGCTTCAGCGACCATGGACCCGTCAAAGTCCGTTTTGCCGACGATGCCGAGGATGCCGCAGAGCCGATTCATGGAGATCATGTCCCGGGCGCCCGCCCATGCGGTCATGGTGTCAAAAACACCCTTCGACCATGGCTTAGGGTCGCGCGGGAAAACATAATCGGAGGGCAATTCGACCCCGAGAATGACCGCGCGCTTCAGCAGGAAGGGGATGTCGAAGCCGGTGATATTGTGTCCGACAATCGTCGCATCGCGCGCGGGCACGGCCTTGAAGAATGCCGCGAGGATATCGCGCTCTTCGCCTACGGTCTCGGCGTGTTCGACATGGACTTCACCATCGTTGATCGCCCATCCGATGGTGCAGACATGGCCCGCCCCACCGTCGAAGCTGGTCTTGTGAAGCGCGTCACGCGCCGCTCGTTCGCGGTTCTCGGCAAGCCATGTTTCAATGGATTCCGGCTTCTTGTAAGACGCCGGAGCCGTGACCTCGCTGCGCAGCCTTTCGAGCGTGCCATCGCGTTGATCGGGGATCGTCTCGATATCGAAGTAGATGTAGTCGGTGAATTCGTATTCCACCGCCACCGCAGGCGGCAATTCAACCGGCTCCAGCGTCGGTTCGGGGGCTTTGGGCAGAGCAACCATCAGAAGTCCTCCACCACAGGCGCATCCTCTTCTGCCGCGATTTCTCGCCAGCGCAAAACGGCAGAGCGAATTTCGCCCTCACCTTGAACAGCCCTTTCGCCATCAATTTGGGCTTTCAGGGCGCAGGGCCAAAAATTGATGAACAGATCATATCCGCCTTCGGTCCTGATCTTGGCCTGCACATACCAGGGAGCGGCTGCTTGATTTGGGAAAAACAGCGACACACCAAGACCGGCGATAGCCCGCTCAAATGCGGCAACGTTTTTGACATGATGTGGCTTACTGGGGTTTGCGTAGTGCTTCATCACGCCGCTCCCCGGCCGCTCGTGTCGGCCTCCCCGGCCCTGTGGGCCGCCAACATGCTGGCAAGGTGTTCGCGCGACAGGTAGGACGTCTGCGCCCCGCACCCCTCGCAGATGAGCCGTCC